ACAATAGTCACTCAGCACTTGACTGGCTACTGTCAATAATCTTGACGACCATCCGTCATAGGAGCGGCAGGCGTGATCTGGACTGAGATATGTGATGATGAGATCTACAATAGAACCGCACTATGAATCATTTGAGTATATTTTTTTTTTTTCAAGCAGAAGACGGCATACGAGATTCCGAAACGTGACTGGAGTTCAGACGTGTGCTCTTCCGATCTTGGTGTTTCAGCTCTTCGTTTCACTTCTTAATTTTTAAGAGTAAAGATGGGACTTCGGTCCCGTCTTTTACATACTCTGCGAGCAGGGTATGTAAAAGATAAAGGAATAATTATGGCAATTTCATTACCATTAGTTACAAGAGCAGAATATAAGGCCTATATGGGCATCTCTAGTACTACTAGTGATTCTGCTATTGATAACCTGATACCTAAGGTGTCTGATCTAGTAAAAACAATTTGTCGCAGATCGTTTATTGATTATGTAAATGACCCTAAAGTTGACTATAGTGAAGGCGGCACCGAGGCAATACAATTAGATGAGTACCCTGTACAATCTATTCTAAGTTTAGAATATTCAGCCGATTACGGTAATAATTATACTAGTTTAGTCGAATACACAGATTTCGTGTTATCAAAGGCAACAAATAGTTTAAGACCTATTTTAACAAAAACATTTCCAGAAGCTATCAATGGCTACAGAGTAACATATACTGCGGGTTACGACAGTATACCAGCTGACTTAAAATTAGTAACTTTGGATATTATCGCCTACTACCTAAAGAATGACTCTGCAGTCCACACGCATAAGAATGTTAACCCTAATTCTATGCAAATTGAGTATTTAAGTAATACTCACTTTCCTGCTCATATTAAACGTATACTAGATCTATATACTGCGAGTTATAATTAATTATGAGTATAGAGGCATTTAGTTCTGCAGTTAAAAGCAAGATATATAAAGATTGGCTAAAAAAGTTAGATAAAAATATTGTAACTAATACAGTAGATTCACTGAGATCAAGTCAACAGATTGCCTCAAAGACTTCTTTTTATATTACTAAAAAGACAGTTAAAGATATGTATAAAACCGTAACTGGTTTAATTATGGAAGATTATGAGGCAGATATTTTTCTTAGAGAACTAGCTAAACCAGGGGCGGGTAGTTCCGGTATATCAGGAGTTTTTCTAAACGTTGCTGGCTCTAGTGCTGTAAAGTTTGAGTCCATAGGATTTGATACTATATCTACTAAATTAGTATCACTATTTGATAGCTATCATGAAGTTCAAGAAGCATATCATAGAGCCGAAGATGACTATGTAAGATTGCAAAAGCAAGCTCTGAATGCTGAGCCTGGTCTTAGAGGTAGTGAAAAGCAAAAACTAATTGATACTATTGAAAAAGAGGGAAAAAGACAAGGTTCTTTTGGATACTTTTTTAATAAAGGGCACGTAGTAAGTCTTGCAACAAATTTAGCTAAGCAATTCAGGGATCAGTTAAATAAGGCTGATGAATTAGCAGAAAAACAAAGAAATTTATTAATTGGTGTGCTAGATTCTTATATTAATAAATTGCAAGCAGATGACTTAGCCTCCGCAAATCTTCCCAATGCAATAGATCAAGAAATATATGCTAGCTATATTAAATCAAGTGATAAATACTTAGTTGAAATACAGTTTAGTACAACAAATATAGAGTCTGGCAGGGCAAGTGCTGCAGCAGTTACAGAACTTAGAAAGTTATTTAATCTAACTGATAAAGACGCTAAGGATATATTAAAAAGTCCTACCAGTATGCTTCAGACCTTGATAAATACGCCGGGGTCTCCATCTTATATAGATTTAATTGCAAAAGATTTAACAAATATACTACAAGGCAAGCCTAAATCTAAAGTAGAGTACGCAGTAAAACAAGCCTTAGTAGCTAAGAAAACTACTAAAATACAGAAACCTAAAAGTAATACTGAAGAAATTAATAAGTTAAAAGCTGCTAAAAGTAAATTAAAGGCAGTTAAAAAAGATAGTTCTAAAATAGTGGAACAAACTCAGGTAACTTATTCACTAGCCAGTTTACAGGCTCTACTTAATACACATTTGCAAGATGTAATATCTGCAAATATGGGTTCAGGAAGTTCCAGAGATATTCTTAATTACAGAACCGGACGCTTCGCAGCGTCAGCTAAAGTAGAGCGCATGAGCCAAAGCCGAGAGGGTATGATTACAGCTTTTTATAGCTATATGAAGAATCCTTATCAAACATTTGAACCTGGCTATCGCCAAGGTTTTCCAAAATCTAGAGACCCTAAACTGCTGATTGCAAAATCAATTAGAGATATTGCAGAATCCAAAGTAGCTAATAGAATGAGGGCAGTTGTAGTATGAGTCGTAGAACATCGATTTTAAAAGCTATCGTAGAAAAGCTTAAACTTATAAATGGAAATCCTCCTTATAATATAGACCTATTTTCTAACGCATACCCAATCTTAAAATTTTGGGATGAGGTTAACGATTTCCCTTGTGTGTATGCTTGTTCTGGTTCCGAAACCCGAGAGTACCTTCCTGCAGGATTTGCCTGGGCTTACCTAGGTATAACACTTAAAATGTACTGTAAAGGTGAGGACGCCCAAGATCAGCTAGAAAAACTTCTAGAGGATGTGGAAAATATTATTGATAGTAATCGTGTTTTAGTTTATGACACGACCAACAATTACGAAACTACTGAAATTTTGGTAGTTTCAATAACAACTGATGAAGGGCTATTGGCCCCTTATGCCATAGGTGAAATGAACCTACAGGTTAGATATCAGATGATGTAACCCGTATCAGCGGTATGAGCACAGATAAATATCTAGTAGATTACCAGAGATACTAAATAAAAGGAAAATAAGATGGCATTAAATCTAGTACGTAATAGTAGAGTATTCTTTACTTCAAACGTTAACTCTTCAACCGGTGTAATTCAAAGTACTGGTTTTACAACTGCAAATACCCAAGAAATTCAAGTTCTTGATGGATTTACATTCTCACAAAATACAAACGCAGACGTTATTACAATTTCAGAAGCTGGTGTTGCTCCTGTTCGTGGTCAACGTTCTTTTAACACAAGCTTAGCTCCTGTAGACTTCTCATTCTCTACATATGTGCGTCCTTACAATGCAACAACCTCCATTACTGCTGAAGAGTCAGTACTGTGGAACGCAATGTTTAGCGCGAATGCTATTAGTACTGCTAATACTATCACCCTAGGTGGTACAGTCTCTAGCGCAACGTACGCATTTAGTAACGGTAATGGTACAATAACTATCACTGGTACATCAATGACCTATGCAGGTTTAGCAGTAGGTGACTGGGTTGTAATTAGTGGTTTAACAGGTACAACGGATCTTACTGTTGTAAATAGTGCAGCCCAAGTAACAACTCTAACTGCATCGTCTATTACGCTTGACCTAGCAACTCCAAAAGCTGCAGGTGCTGCTATTACTGGTATTACTATCGGTACAGTTAAATTCTATAAATCGGCATGGGCTCCAGTAGCCTCTACATGGTCTACAGTTACAACAGCTGGTTCGAACGTAAACCAGTTACAAAAATTCGGTATGTTGTTTGCTGTTGATAATGTTGTGTATCAGGTAGATAACTGCGCTATGAATCAGGTAACAATTGACTTTGGTCTAGATGCCATTGCTACTTTAGCATGGACTGGTCAAGCAACTGCACTTACAGAATCTGCTATTACACTAGCTACAATTACTGCTGGTTCAGCTGCTAAAAATACTTCAGCACCATTTATTACTAATAAATTAAGCACTGTTGCATTTAATACTCTTAATGCTCTTGGTTCTGCAGCTGCTGCCTCTTATACAATGGCACTAACAGGTGGGTCAGTAACAATTAATAATAACATTAGTTATGTTACACCTGCTAACCTTGGTGTTGTTAATGTACCAGCAGTTTACTATACAGGTACACGTTCTATCACTGGTACAATCAATGCATACTTAAAAACAGGTACTGGTGTAGGTAGTACAGGTCAGTTATTAAAGGACATGCTTGCAGCTGCTTCTGCTTCTGTTGAACCTATGGCTGCTCTAACTATTGCAGTTGGTGGTGCCTCTAATGGTAATAGAATAGAGCTGAATATGCCTTCAGTTACGTTTAGCGTACCAACAGTTGATGTTCAGGCAGTTGTTTCAACGGCTATTAACTTCACTGCTGAAGGTTATGTACCGTCAGCAACAGCGAATGGTAATACTTTTGCTCTTGATGAAACAAATGATTTAACAGTTCGTTACTACGCAGCTTAATATTTTCTTGGTAGGGGGTTGATCTCCCCTACCTCTTTTTCTCGTCTCACAATAATAAAAGGACAATTTAAATGGCAACACAAAATGCAGCCCTAAGCCTTAAATCACTATTAGTACCATCAAAAACGGTCGAAGTAGATTATCCAGGTTTAAATGGCTTCAAAGTTAACGTGGTATTTCTTTCTCGCGAAACCTTAGTAGGTATTCGTAAGAAGGCTACTAAAACGACTTATAAGAACCGTCAACCAGTTGAAGAACTTGATGACAAATTATTCTTACAACTATACGTTAACGCATGTATTAAAGGATGGTCTGGTCTTAAGCTTTCTTACTTAGAAGAACTTGCGCCAGTTGATTTAACGGGGCAAGATATGGAATCTGATCTTCCATATGACCAAGATAACGCATTATTCTTAATGCAAGCATCTGCCAATTTTGATGCTTTTATATCTGAGACTGTAACTGAGCTCTCAAATTTCACGAAGACCAGTACGTCGAATTAAACCGGCAATTAGAATCCTACTTTGCAAATAGCGTTGTTTCAATGACTAAGGAAGCTTACTTTGAAATGTGCGAAGCAATGGGTACTGAACCTTTAGATGAAGAAATCCCGATAGAATTTGAAGACTTCTGTTTGGATGTTCAAGAAGCTTTAGGTATTTACCAAAAGCTACGAGATGAGTGGGATACTATGAACGGGATATATATGGGTAAGTCTTATTCAGGTATATTAGATATACTTGAACTACTTGATGTACCGGTCGAAGATAGAAGAACTCAGTTTGAGTTAATAGGAATTATTGATAGGCATAGGTCAAAGGCCATTGCTGATGCAAAGCCAAAATCAAAAAATTAGATAACCCCTGTACTGAAAGGTACAGGGGTTTTTTATTGGCTAGAAAATTTTAGCTGTTGACATTCTTATCCATTAGTGGTATAATTGGGGTTACTAATAATAATGCGTCTGTTTTTACGCATTGATGAGGGGAACATATGGCAAATAACGTTACGATAGGCATTAATCTTGATGACGGTGGTAAGGCAGAACAGTTAAGAAAAAGTTTAGAAGCATCTAAAAAAGCAGCTTCAGAAATAAGAGTACCTAACGCAGTCATGGCAGCCCGTGAAGGCGTTGCTGCGAGTCAACCAGTAGCTGCAAAATATAGAGCTGCAGCTGCTCAGCCTGGTGGTGGTGCAAGTGATACAAATTTAAGTCGTGGTATAACTGGCTCTACTGGGGCAGGTGGAAGAGACTTTGCCGCACAAGCACAAGGTTTGGGCGGGCTTGTTCACGTCTATGCAACTTTTGCGGCTAACTTATATGCTGTAAGTGCTGCGTTTACTGCACTTTCTAAAGCTATGGATACTTCTAATCTTATTAAAGGGTTAGATCAAATAGGTGCTGTATCAGGAAAAAATCTTGGTGGATTAGCAAAACAATTAGTTAATGTTACTGATGGTGCTATATCTCTACAACAAGCTATGACCTCAACTGCTATGGGTACATCAGCTGGAATGACAAGTAGCCAGATGCTGCGTTTAACAGCAGTAGCAAAAACAGCTTCTTTAGCATTAGGTAGAGATCTTCCAGACTCAATGGACCGTCTAACAAAAGGTATTATTAAAACTCAACCAGAATTATTAGACGAACTTGGAATTATGACTAGAGTGATTCCAGCTCAGCAAGAATATGCAAAACAATTAGGTAAAAGTGTAGATGCTTTAAGTACTTTTGAAAAGCAACAGGCATTTACTAATGCTGTATTAAGTGAAGGTGAAAGAAAGTTTGGCAATATTGCATTAGATACAAACCCATATACAAAGGTTTTAGCTTCTATCAGTAATTTGATGCAAAGCGGTCTTGAATTAATTAATAAGGTTTTAGGCCCAATAATGCAAGCACTATCTGCTAGCCCAACAGGATTAACAGTTACTTTAACAGCATTAGGCTCCTTACTATTAAAACAAGCTATCCCAGCTATAGGTATGTATCGTAAAGCTGCAGATGATCTGAGAAAAGAGTCTTTTCGAAATTTAAAACAAGCCGCAGATGATAATAAAGCTAGACTAGAGGCAGGAGATCTAGCTGCTTCACAATCAGCAGAAAGACAGTTTCAATTAGATAATAAGAGCCGGATAGAAAGTCTAAAAAGATTTAAATCTAATCAGGAAATAATTGGTAGCGAGGTTAAAGGTTTAACTAAAAAGAGTGTATTTGATCTAAGTAGCGCAGATATGAAAGCTATACAAGATCGAGCAAATACTTTGCTAAGTTCTGATGATGAACTATATAAAAAGCAAGGACAGAAGCTAAATAATTATCTAGCTAAAGCTACTAAGCTTAGACAGGATAGCGATAAATTTGCAGAAATAGAGGTTGATAAAAAAATCGCTGCAGAATCTGGCAGATTTGCACACTCAACTTTAATGGAACAGAATTTGGGTCAATCCGCCCAACAAGCTTCTAGACGAAGAATACTAGCACTAACCGCAGAAACCGCAGCAGTTCTAGGCACTCAAGCAGCTTGGGCAGTATTAAATGCTGAAATGAAGATTCACGGCTCTGGCGGTGGTATGGTAGATGGTGTAGCAGTTCCTAAAGCTACTGGTGCTTGGGAAAAATTAAAAAATATGTGGGCTCTAGGTGCTGGTACGGCTGTTATACTAGGTGAAGCATTAGCAACATTAGCAAATACTTTGATGAGTTTACTAGGATATGTTGGATTAGTTGTAATTGCATTCGAATTTTTAGATTCCTGGTTTGGAAGTAGTTCCAAGCAATCTTCAGTCTATAATGAGTCTTTAGATGCACTAAATTCATCTTTTGATAATGTTGGTAGAACTTTAGATGTTATAAATAAAAAGCCTTTACTTGAACAATTATCTGTACAAAGTATTCAAGCAAAAGCAACTGCAATCGGTGAACTATCTTCCGCTTTTAAAGATACTATATATAAGTTTGAAAAATTAGAAGCTGCTCAAAGTGGTTGGGACAAGTTTTGGGATGAAACTATATTTGGTAAATTTGGAAAAAGTTCTAAAGATAAATTACGCAATAATATAAGTGAAACTGTAGTAGATGCTTTTAAACTACTAGATGAAGGTCCTGCCAAACTACAAGCGAAAAAAGAGCTAGAAAGTTTATTAGGACAAGACGTAGATATATCTAGCCTTGAAGGTTTTAAAAATTCAATAAAAGATATTGATAAAACACTACTATCGAGTAAAATAGGAAATATTAGTAGCATAATAGAACGATCTGCTACGGCATCTCAAAATGGTGCTACAGCACTTACTTCATTTGTAGATGCATTAAAGCAATTAAATAAAACTGGGTTAGAAATGACTAACTCATTACAGCTTACTGATATTTACAGTAAAATGGGACAAGATTTAGAAAAAGTATTCGATAGTTTTAAAGAAGTAATTAAAAATCCTATAGAGGGTATGCAAAGTCTTAATGCCCTAATAAAAGATACACAAACATTAAGCTTACTACCTCCTGGAACTCAACAAATTCTACTAGCTTCAAGAAAAGAAATAGAGAAAATAAATACAGAACTAGCGGCATCGCAAGCAGCTGTTAAAACAGCAGCAGCAGCAGAAAGTAAAGCTAGAGTAGATAGAGATAAATTTAATAAATTAAACCCAACTTATGTATCTCAAGTTTCCATGGGAGAGGATGATCCCGTAGTAAAACAAAATAAACTACTAAAATTAGAAACTGATAGACTTAAAATAGCACAAGAAAGAGTAAAAGCAGCTAATGCCGCTGCTCGTGCAGAGGTACAGAAATTTAGTTTTATAGCTCCAGAATTATTCAAATCCAGTATTGATTTAATGTCACAAGGTCTTAAAAAGGCCATGCAAGAGGCTTCAATATCTATATCAAAAACATATTCTGATTTGATAAAAGCTTCTGGAGGCGGTACAGCTAATTTAGATGCTATGATAGCTAAACGCCAGATAGACTTACAATTACTCGATTTAAATGCAAAATGGTCTAATACATTAGCTCTAGAAAGTCTAAGTCTTAAGATAGAGGCGTTAAAACTAACAGAAGATAAAAGATTAGCATTTGATGCAAAAGATCAAGAAGCTTGGAAAATGGCTGACGAGGCTTTACAGTCTGTAACAATAGCTCAAAAACTTTTATCTGATCTTGCTAGTGGTAAAACAACCGCCGCAGAATTACGGTCTGGCGCAGTAAATGTTGCTGGCTCTACTACAGGTGGTGGGCGTGCAGGAGTTCCTGTAGACGTACAAATAAGCAATAAAGCCTATGGATTAATATCAAAAGTAATTAGTGAATCTTTTGGTAGAGACGCGGCAATGGTAGGTATAAAGTCACAGCTTAAAAGTGTAGAACTTCAAAGAAAAGCGGGTAAATCTTCGGAAAGTATTGGACAAGGGATAAAAACTTTACAAGCAGAAGGTGCAGGTATACAGGTAGGTCTTGAACAAATCGAAGCTTTAAAGCAGTATTCGGTAACTTACAATGATGTTCTAACTTCTAGAGAAGCTATTTTAAAAATAGATGCTTTAGAGAATAAATACCAATTAGATAAATTATCTCTACAACAAAAAGAGCAAGGAGCTCAAGTTGTAATAGATGCATTAAGTACAAAAGCAAATAAAACAGCTGAAGAGTCCGAGGCTTTAGCAGAAGCACGTTTAGCTATCACTAATATTATCACAGAAAGAATTACTTTAAATAATAAATCTACATCAGATATGAATAGTTTGGAAAATAAATTATTTATAGACCGTAAAAAGGGAGTAGATCAGCTAAATAAAGAAGAATTAGATTATAATAAAACAAGAAAAGATAGTTATCTAGAACTTAAAAATATACAAGATACAATACAAGAAAATAATTTAAGTTATTTAAAAGAAATTGGGGCAATATCTGAATCAGAATATATTAGACAATCAGATAGTTTAAAACTAGCAGCAGAGGATCGTAAATATCAAGAAGAGAAGGCTAATATTGTAAAATCAGCAGCTGAGGAGGCTAAAAAGTATGATCCTTTAATAAGTAGACTAAATCTTTTAAAAGATGAAAATGCCGCTGTAATAATGAATTCCGAAGCTACAAAAGAGCAGAGAGATAATGCTATAGCAGGTAATGCAATTATTGCATCGCAATTATTAGATATTGGTAAAATAAATAGTAGAAATAATTCTATAGTTTCAGATCAATTAGTTCAATTAGATGCAACCAATGAATCTAGAAAACAAGCAATTGAGCTAGCTTCAGGATTAAAACAGGTGTTAGCAGATCAAGCAGAAGAGATGGCAAAACTAGTATCAATAACTACCAATCTTGGAGTAATATTTGGAGATATTGGAACTGCCTTAGGCAAAAGTTTTGAAATACTTAAAAGTTTTAATCAAGAAGATGAGCAGTACCTAATTAAGAAGGCATCCCTTCAGAGTCAGCTTGATAAAACAGAATCAAAAAGTGCAGAAGAAACTAGATTAACTAAAGCTTTAATGACTCTTGATGAAAAACACAGTCAAAATCAGTTAGCAGGTATTGGAGCAATACTAGGTGCATCTAAGAAACTATTTAAAGAGAATGAAGTAGGGTATAAATTACTGAATAATTTAGAAAAAGCCAATCATGCTATGCAGATGTTTAATCAGGCAAAAGAAATAGGTACAGTAATAGCTAATTTTGCTGAGAAAATAGGTCTTACAGCAGCGTGGTCTGCGGCTCAAGCAGCTGCTGATGCTGAAGCGGCTGCAAGTGCCGCAGCTTCAAGTGCAGCAGTAGGTTCAGCTAGTGTACCTGCAGTTATGATGAAGTTTCTAGAATCTATGGGACCTTGGGGATGGGCGGCCGGAGCCGCAGCTATTGCAGCTTTAGGATTTGCTAGTCAAGGTGGTACTTCAGTTGACATGACTGGTAAAACTGCTGCAGAACGTCAAACTGCACAAGGAACTGGAACAGTTACTGGAGATCCAACTGCTAAGTCTCAATCAATTGATAACTCATTAGCTATACTTAATGCAACAACTGTAGAAGGACTATCTTATTCAAATAAGATGGTAGAATTACTATCAGATATTAAAGATGGTATTACAGGAGTTGCTATGAATGCTTCTACTGTAGTAGGTCTTCGTACAGGGAGTCAATTTGGAACTCAAGAAGGTAGTACAGGCTGGAGTGTTTTAGGTGGACTACTTGGTAGCTCTACTAGTAGGGAAATTACGGATGCAGGGTTAAAGATTTCAGGTAGTTTTGCCAGCGTAATGGAAAATATCAGCAAATCAGTACGAACATATGAAGATGTCTTAACTACAAGTAGTTCTAGCTTTTTATGGATGAGTAGTACTAGTCAAAGCTTAGACCAGCAATTAGGAAATATAGATACTAAACTAGCCGAATCACTAGGAAAAGTTTTTAATAATGCTGGTAACATTATGATTGAGGCAGGCAAAAAACTTGGTATGACTAGTGCGCAAGTAATGAAAAGCCTAGCTACTGTAGATGTATCAACCCTAACTTCCCTACGCGGACTATCAGGAAAAGCCCTAGAAGATGCTATAAATAGCGTATTTAGTTCAATGTTAGATAAGGCTGCAGGTACTGTATTCCAGTCTTTGCAAGTTTATAATAAGTTTGGTGAAGGAATGCTTGAAACAACCTTACGGGTTATAGACGGCATGGATAAAGTAAATCTAGCAATGGATAGCGTTGGGAAAACTAATGTAGGAACAGGTATTACAGGTATAGCACTATCTGATGCAATGATTAAGGCATCAGGTAGTTTAAGTAACTTTATTGACCAATCTAAAACTTTTGCCGATAAGTTCTTAACTCCTGCAGAAAGACTTACTCCAAAGCAGGTTGCTCTTAATAAGGAATTAAATAAACTTGGATATGCAAGTGACTTAACTAAAGCACAGTTTAAAGAGCTAGTACTAGGGTTTAAAGTTACGGATATTGCAAGTGCTACTGCTTATGGTAAACTTATTGCTTTAAGCAGTGCAGTAGATGATGTAGCTAATGCAGTTAATGAGGCAGCAAATCAATTCACAGATCAAGATATAAAAATATTTGAATTATTAGGAAAAACTTCTGAAGCTACTGCCCTATCTCGTCAAAAAGAGCTAGATGCTATGGATGATGCCCTTAAGCCACGTCAAAAATATATTTATGCTTTAACTGACGAAATGGATTTAAAGAAGCAACTAACTGATCAATATAAATCAACTACTTCAGCACTAGAAAGTGCAATTAAAACTTTAAAACAGTATAAATCTTCACTACTACAAGGAGCCGCCTCGACTCTAACACCTATAGAGAAGTATGCACAAGCTAAAGCACTATTTACACAAACAGCAGCAGCAGCTAGAGCAAATATTAATCTTACAAGCAGTAAAGAAGATATTGCAGCAAGAGACGAAGCACTAGGAAAAATACAATCTGTATCTGATAGCTTATTATCAGTATCCAGAGACGTAACTGGTGGTGGTCAACAATATGCAGCAGACTTTGCAGCTGTTACTGATACAGTGGATTCGTTAACTACCCAGCTATCTGGTCAATTAACTGATACACAAAAACAGTTAGGTTTCTTAGACACAATTGCCACAGCTACAAAAACTACAGCAGAAATACTATCATCATATTATAGTGCTAAGGCTACAAGTGACTCTGCTGCAGTCGCAGCAGGTTTGCCAATTACACCGCATGCAATGGGAGGCTTAGCCACAGGCTTATCCCTAGTTGGTGAGCAGGGCCCTGAAATCGTAGATTTCAAGAATCCTGGCAGAGTATACTCAAATCGTGCTAGTAATGACCTATTTAATAACCAAGAATTAATCGCAGAAATTAAATCACTAAAAGAAGAAGTGTCTCAATTGCGCGCCGACCAAAATCGACAAACAGGAGATATTATTCAAACAAACTACGATGCTAATAGACAAAATGCTGAGGCTTTAGCTGAGGCTCAATTAGCAGCAGTAAATCAACAGAACTGGAAAACCCGTTCTATGGTTAAAGTAGCTTGATGGAAAAGCCCGCATAAGCGGGCTTTTTTATGCCTACCAAAAATTATGCTTGACTTAGTTTACCTAAACGAGTATAATAGGGTGAAATGAATTGGGAGAACTTATGAGCTATATAACACAAACTTGGCTGGAAGATCAAACTAGTATTCGTTGTTTACTAGTTGAAGTAACAGCCTGGAATGTTGCCACTAGTGCAGAAACTAGCTTCTATCTTTCGAGTAAGGGGTACGTTACAAGTGATTCTGCTGTAACCTTTTTACCTTATCTTACTGGAACACTACAGACAACAGAATCCATTAGTATTGATGGTAGCCTATCTATGAGTTTTGGCGATATTCAAATCGCTAATGATAATGGAGATCTCGATAGTTGGTTAGACTACACTAAATATATCTGGGTTAATAGAGGTATAAAAGTATACCTAGGTGACCCAAGATGGGCATCAACTCTTGCAAATATACAGAGTAGCACAACTTTTGAAAAGATTTTTGATGGAATAATTGCAGACATAGACTCTAGCGCGCGTGAATCTATTAATATAAAGGTTCGTGATAAGCTACAAAGACTAAATTATCCACTAACAGATAACATATTAGGTATATACGGAACTTGGGCAGGCGGACAAACTAACCAGGATACCATACGTCCACTAATATTTGGCGAAGTTCATAACATGTCTCCAATTTTAGTTGGAGGTACTGCTTCACCAGAGTATATGTTTAATGATACTAATACAGGTACATTAGTAACCAGTACCGCGGCTACAACTAATTTAATTACTTGTGCAAGTACGGCAGGATTTTTTCCTAATAAACAAGTCGTCTTTACCTTTTCTACTACAGGATACTCAGGTGGTTTTGGTGGTATAGTACCCGGAACTGCTTACTATATTAAAACTGTAGACTCTGCTACTACATTTACTATTGCTGCAACATATACTGGTGGTAATATTAATGGTACAGCAGCCTTTACTCTGTCAAATGCAACAGCCTCTATAGCTTACCCTGTTTTAGCAGAAACCTCCATAACAAAATCTGAATCAGTAATTGAAATACGTTCTAATGGTACACCTATCTATACAGATAGTGGTGTTTTTGGTACTAGTGTTATAGGGACAGCTGTTACAACTAACCTAATTACTTGTAATAATACCTCTCTTTTTACAATTGGTTATCCAGTTGTATTTACTACATCAATTGGTAATATACTGGCTGGTAAAGTATACTATATAAAAACTATAGATAGTGCTTCTACTTTTACTGTATCTACAACTCAAGACTTAGCTTTAGCAGTAACATTAATTACTGCTACAGGTACAAGTCAAGTTTTTAACGTTAAATACACTACAACAGCTTCATCTACAGCTATTACAACTAATTTAATTACTTGTGCTAGTACTAGCACTTTTTCTGTAGGCTCTAGAATAGTATTCAATACGGCAATAGGTGGAATATCGGTAAGTACTCTATATTATGTTAAAACTATAGATTCAGGTACTACATTTACCGTATCTCTAACTGATGGAGGTGCTGCAGTAACACTAAGTACTGCAAGTGCTGCTTCAGATATCTATATAGAAACTAGACCTATTTTAGCTAGCGTAGACTTAACAACCAGTAAATTTGTTCTTAAACAAGCACAACCAGGTCCTATTACTGCATCTGTACAAGGCGTAAAGCGATCTATAAATTTAAGTAATAGTACTGTATCTAATACTTTTACTACTACTGGTAGTCAAACTGCTACACTATCTATAACACCCGGAGGCTTACTAGAGAATGTATATACTAATAATATTGCAAATATTATTGCACTTATAGTTACTCAGTATGGCCAAAAAAGTAATAAACTTTCAGCTAGTGATATAGATTTAACGAACTTTATTAGTTTTGCTACTACAAATATAGCTCCTATAGGTGTACTAGTATCTGATAGGGCTAATGTGTTAACTGTTTGTCAAGAGATTGCTGCTAGTGCAAATGCTCAACTATTCTTTAATCGAGCAGGCCAACTACAGTTATTAAAATTAGAAAACTCTCCTTCTGGTACTATTACAAGTATTACTGATAATGATATCCTACATCATAGCTTACATATATCTAGTAAAACCGATATAACTGCTGCTATAAAG